GCGGCACCTAGATGACCGACTCCAACTGGGAGACCGCCTGGGCGCGGTATTGCACCCAGCACGGCTGGGTCGAGGAGGACGGTACCCCGTCCATCGGCGCACACCATCTCAGGCACGGGACCGCGACACTTCTATATGAATCCGGGGTCGATATGTACACCGCCCAGCACATCCTGGGACATGCCAATGTGTCCACCACGCTGGAAATCTACACCGACCTCCGCAAAAACCACGAAAGAAAGAACGTGGGCAAATTCTCCGCATCCATGAAAAAGCTGCAGGCCGCTGCCTGGAAAAAGAAAAAAATTTCTGAGGGGTGAGCCTGAGCGCTCATCCCTCTGTTTTCCGCCATCAGATTTGCCATCAAATGAAGTCTTTTTCTGTCCTGTTTTGTCCTGTTTTCGCTTGCGGCATGTCCGAGCGGCTATCTCCAAATACAGCACATTTTGAACGTAAAAAGGCAAAGAAAAGCCGAAGAAAGAACTTTTTTCGTTCTTTCTTCGGCTTGGTGGGGGAAGGTGGATTCGAACCACCGAAGGCATTGCCAGCAGATTTACAGTCTTATAAAAGTCTCCTGTTTTCGCCTGTCTCGGATGATTTGCCATCATCTTTGCCATCAGGCGCAGAATCTTATCTGCTCATGCCATCATTCCAGCTTCTCCATGAAGCTGTTGTAAAGCCGGGGGCTTATCATCTGGACGGACTCCACCAGTTCCTCAATGATCGGCCAGACCTCTGCCGCTTCCCTGCCGTCTACCATCCTGCTGAATTCCGAGTCGCTTTTGAAGTCTACGGTTTCGACTGTCTCAGGTGGCGGGGCGAAGGAGTAACCCCTGGAGGGGAGCAGTTGCAGTTCATCAGGTTCCGCATCCGGGTAAAGGTGATCCTTGATCGTCAGGTATGCTGCCAGCTTTATGCATGTGTTCGCGTTGGGATTTCTCTCTCCCTGGCATTCGGCGATAGCCTCCTGCAAGTCCTTTTCGGTTATCACAAGAGGCTACCTCCCTTATCTCAGGTCTTCCAGCGCCCGTTCGATCTTGCGCCGATGCTCATCCGGCATCTTCATGGCCAGCTCACGGATTTCGTTTTTCGTAACTTCCATGTCTTCAGCGTAGCTGTAGCCGCCCTCGCGGGAGTAACGGCCCATGCTGTCACGCCGAGCGTTCTGCCTGCCACTGGCGCGGCTCATGCCGCCCTCATAGGACATGCCGTTGTAGCGGCCACCGCGCATGGAGCTGCCGTCCCGGTTGCTGTAGCCGCCATCATCCTCAGCTTCCATCATGGCGATGGTGGTCTTGACGGATTTCAGGGAATGGGTCAGCTTGTCGATGTAGTCAACATCCCCGGCGTTCAGCTTGCCGCCTGCCTTGCGGATCTTCTCGTTCGCTTCCTGAAGCTCACGGTCGAGGGTTTCACAAAGCTCATACAGGGTTTCGATTTTCTCATTCATCGTCTTATCCTCCATTCCGTCAGGCTATGCGGTTGATCACGAGGTTGGCGTTCTGCATTTCGATCACAGGGGCCGGGGTGACGGTCGGGTCAGTCGTGGCGGGGATGCTCTCAACCGAAACGGAGAAGCAGCAGCCGCGAGGCACCTTGATGATCGCCGTGCTGGTCACGTTGCCGTATTCTTCTGCCGCAGGGGTGAAGATCGCACGGCTTGTCAGGCGGGGTTCGCCCTGGACAGCGATGGCCACGGCGATGGGGGTAACCGCCGCGCCCTCCGGCAGGGCAATATTGCCGTTAAAGGTCACCTGATAAGTTGCGAAGCACTGACCGTTCGTGATACCGCGCAGAATAAAAATCCCGGTTTCGTCTTCGTGGTAGACGTAGCCTTTGCGGCAAGGGATAGACGCCGTGAAAATGGCAGGGGCGTTCAGCGCGATTTCCTGCACACCGTTGGCGAGATATTCAGCAGCCATTTGGACGCTCCCTTCTTAATTCGCGCCGCACCCGCAGCCGCAGCTGTTATAGCAGCAGTTGGGGTTGGGGACGTTGTAAGTCGGGACGGGGCAAGCGGCGAGACGGTTGTACAGCGCGTCAACCTCTGCGACCTGGCCAGCGCGGATCTGAGCGGTCTGCACATCCTGAGAAGCCTGACCACGGGCATACATAAGCTCAGAACGAAGCTGCGCGATGGTGTCGTTCTTTGCGTCGATCTTGTCCTGGCAGAGCTGATCCTTGATGGACTGGATGCCGCTGTTCAGGGTAGTGAGCAGGGCGTTGGTGTTCTGGACTCCCTGCATGGTGACGGCCTGGAGCGCATCGCCCACGGCAGCGCGGTCGGCGCATGCCTCAGTCGCCACGGTGTAGCGGAGGTCGGCGATCCCGGCGCGGGTGTCGCAGCAGCACTGAGCCTGCTGTGCCTGGAGCGCGTTCATCCCCGCAGTATTTGCCGTCTGCGCGGCAAAGGAGCGCTCAAGGGATGCCAGCTGATTCGCGTTGATCTGCTGGGACAGGGAGTTCACGCCGCCGTTGATGGAGGCGTTCACGCCAGCGAAGCCGCCGCAGAGCTGCGTGGCTACATCACCGAAACCGGAGGTGATCTTGTCGCCCAGGCTGGAGACATTGCTCTGAAGCATCTGGTCACGGAAGCCGTCGCTGATGTGCTGGCTGTTGTCAAGCCAGGGATAAAGGTCCCAGCCGCCAGCCATGCCGCCCATCATGAAGGGCATCATACCGCCGCCGAAGCCGCCCATGCCCCAGCCGTTGCCGCCGATCAGGAGCAGGAGAAGAATCCAGGCCCAATCGCCGCCGAAGCCGAAACCGCCGCCGTTTCCGTAGCCGCCGCCGTAAGCGGGAGCAACCGGCATATAGAAGCCGTTGCCATTGCTTTCGTCTGTGAGTGCCATTTTTATATCCTTTCCGACCGCATTAACTGTCGCGGTCATCGGGCTTTCGCCCGGGTATTTATCTCAGCCACACCGTGTGCACCCGGCGCGGATAGATACGGTTTAGTATTGACAATCTGTCTACATGTGTTATTATCAGGGTGTTACATCACCCCGCTCCGCATGAGGGATCATCCCGATTGCGGATTTTTTTATGCTCTTTGGCTTTTATCGTCTGCCCATGCCGAGCATCCGCATCACCTGTTGATAACGTCCGCCGCCGATCTGCCCGCTCTGGAGGAGGTATTGGGTGATCTGCCCGGCGTCCGTCATGCCGTCCGGGACGGTAAAGCCCTTCTGCTTGAGGTAATCGCCAGGGTGTGCCTTGATCTGTCCGATCTCCTGCTGCATGGCCTGCTGCATCTGTCGCGGGTCCATCTGCTGGGGCTGCTGCTGTGGGGCCTGAGACGGGGCTTTCTTGCCCAGAGAGTCGAAGATGCCCATTTACTGCTCCTCCTTCTTTGTCGTGCGCTTCGGCGCAACTGTGGCGGCCTGGGGTGCCTGTGCGGTCTGCTGTGAAGCCAGCGCTGCGCTGACGAGCTTTTCCACGCGGTCATTGATGTATTGCTCTGCTTCGTCCCGTCTCATGTACTGATCCGGGTCGAAGGTGGGCGCTGGAGGCTCAGGCGGGCGCTTGTCGAATACCACCAGCGGAAGCGGCCCCGTCTGGCCCATGCTCTTGATGATGATGTTCCCCTCGCTGCGCGTCATGAACATCTGGGATGCTCCGGGGCCGAGGGGGAACCGGTCGACGTAGTTCTCCCAGCCCTCATCATCAATCTGGATAATCTCGGCGCGGATCGTCGGCGGGGTCATCATTGGCGCGGGCTGATTTGCGCCCGACATCTGTGTCGGCTGCATCTGCGGCGTCATGTTCGGCTGTTGGAAGGCCGCCTGAGCCATCTGCTGGGCGTATGCGGCGTTTTGCGTCATGGGGTAGCCCTGGGGGAAGGTCTGCTGGTACGTCGCTGGGAAGCCGTTATTCCAGGCCATTGGAATCATCCTCCTATTTCGTGAAGTAGTACGTTGGCACGGTGCCGCCTGAATCCCAACTGTCCCAGTAAGCCCCGGAAATGACAGCGACGGCGTGTTCGTGTGGGCCGAGGACATAGATCCCGTTTGGATGGTCCCGGCAGAAATCCCGCACGGTGTAGCAATCCGGGCAGCGGTCAATCATGCGCTTCTGCTTAAAGCCGATCTGCCGCAAAAGCTCCCACCAGCAGCGGTCGGCGCTGGGCATGTCCGCCATTTCTTCCGAAAGGTCGCAGAGCGCACGGTGAACGGTGCGCCAGCTTTCCCCGGTCACCGCGCAGATCGACCGCACGGTGCAGTCGCCCACATTCAAGTTGCGGGGGTTTGGCTGGAAGTATCGCCACATTCTTTGCTTTTTTCCTCTCTCCAGAACAGATCATCGTCCAGCATCAGCAGGAGCGTGTCGTTGTCGTAACCTTCCAATCTGGACACCTTCTTTCTGTGTGAAAGGGTAACAAAAAAGCGCCCTGCTGACGATGAAGTCAGAGGGCGTTGTTCGTGCATCCTGTGTGCAATTTTTGGGCATAAAAAAAGAGCCTCCCCGGAGGGAGGCTCAAACCTTCACATGTCGAAACAGCTTGCGCTGTTCCCTGTATATGATGTTTTTGGTCTGCCTGACAGAAAGGTCGAATTCTTCAGCAAGCGGTTCGTAACACACACCGTCAATGAGCCGCCGTTTTAGAATCGCTCTGTCCCGTTCGCTGTGGATATGCTCATCGATCAGCGTCCTGATCTGGGAGTTGGTGTACTCCTGCATTCTGCACTTCCTCTATGGCGGTCGCCGGGTTCGCTGCGCGGATTTCCTCGACATAGCTCATCCATGCCTGATTGCTCATGTATGCGTAAATCAGGCCGACCGCGAGGGTCGCCACAAGGGCGATCACCAGCCATTTGATGATCCGGGTCAATTTGTCCACCATCCCCTCATGCACAAAGTACGGGACGGAGGCTTGTTCCTCCTGCATGGCTTCCGGCTGTGTTCCTTTTTCATCCATGATGTATCTTCCCTCGCTTTCAGGGCAGATTATACCATCGTCACGCCTGCTTGTACAGGGTTTTGATGTCGTTCTTGATCACTGCTATATCCATCTGGATAGCGCCAAGCTTTTCTGCGTACCCGTTGTGCGTTTCCAGCTTGTCTTCCATTGACTTGAGCCGCATCTCCAGCCTTGCGTCCCTGACAGCTTCATCGATCTTCTGCTGTTGGCGCTGGGCTTCCATCTGTTCCCGCATCTCTTGTCGCATCTTCTTGTTTTGCGACCGATTGTTGATCACACACACAAGAAGCGTGATCGCCGCGCTGATAATTGCGGCAATCACCGTTGCCTGAGCGGGTGTCAAATTTGCCATGGCTTTTGCCCTCCCTTAAAGCTTGCCGTCCCAGCTTGTGCCTTTTGATTCACGCAGAAGATGCTTTGCTTCGGATTCCTCTGCCGGATCGGGAGGCTCGATATAGGGCTTCGGCTCCTCATAGGTCATGGCCTGTGCGCTGTCTCGCAGGCCCTCGGTCGTGGGGTCTACCACGATGCCGAGGATGACCAGCACCGTGAATACGGCCTCGACAACGGCGATCAGCTTTTCGCCCAGGTCGGTTAGGTCCAGGTTGATTCCTGCAACCGCCGCCACCGTGCGGACAAGGACAAGCGCAGCGGGCACAATTGACAACCAGAACCACTTCTGTTTGATACGCACTTTCCAGTTAATCATTGAAAAGCTCCTTTCTATCAACGCCGTTTCCGGCGATTTTTCTAATTTGCCTTTTCGAGGTCATCCGTAAATGTCCGCAGGGCATCGAAAAACTCCGGGCTACGCTCTCCGGTCACGGCTCCCCAGTAACCGGCGTGGGCCATGACCAACTGAAGGACCATGACCGCGGCCTTGATGCCCGCGTCGCTGCTGGCAGTGGTGGGCGAGATCACGTCCCCGCCAGTCGCCGGGGCCTCGCTGACGCTCTCTTTGTTCGGAAAGCCGCGAGAAGCCAGCACCTTGAAGTAGTCGCTCATAGCCGAATCGGTATCGACGTTGCCGCTGTAACCTTCAATCCTGCCGCTGTCGCTCGTCTGCCAGAGGTCACACCGGATGCCGGGCGGATTACTGCTCCACTTCGCAACCCACACAAGGCACCCGCCCGGCAGCTCGTCCGGGCTGATCTTCGCCCAGAGGTTCCCTTCGCTGCCATAGACACCCGGTATGTACCCCTTGCCGCCGATACCAGCGCACCAACCCCGTATAACATTCAGGAGATCATCATGCGGAAGGTCAAGCTGCTTCGGCTCTTCTATGTCGAGAAAAACGCCGCACGGCATTGGAAAGCCCCTGAGCGCGTCTGTCAGATACCCGGCCTCCGCCATTGCCTGCTGTGCGTTGACCGCATGTGAATAGCAGTAGCAGCCCACCGGGAAGCCAAGCTCGTATGCTTCGCGGTAAAAGTCGAAAGAGGACTTGTCCACAAGCCACGTCCCCTCCGTGAGCTTGATAATGGCAAACTGGTTTCCAGCATCTTTGATCTGCTGGATCGTCAGCCCACGTTGATAATGCGAAATATCTACTCCGTTCATTTTCCACCTCCTACAGCCGCGATCACGATCAGCGTGACCAGCATACCGATCAAAATACCAACAAGAAAGCACTCCCAAGCGGGGATGATTGCAAGGTCACTCAGCCATTCCCATTCGTAGTACATCTTGTGTCCTCCTAAAGCTTAAAAATAAGGATCGAAACGATGGCCCCCACGAGCACACCGACAATGAAAATACCTACCACCGCCGGGAGCAGCTCTGTGCTAAACAACTGCCATGCGTACACTTTATTCCTCCTCTAATAAACCACAAAACTCTTTTTCATCATCCTCGTCAGGACGAAGGGTGTCAGGCCATTGAATGACCTCAATTTCAGGTGGTTCAAATTTCATGTTCATGTGGCCCTCCTTCAAGATTGAGGTTTATAGACATAAATGTCTTTCAAGACGTTATATCCCCATTGTGCCACTATTTCATCAGCTTGGTATACGCTTGTGCCATCTGTGACTGTAGTGCTTGCTTTGATTTGCCAGTTGCTGGGGTAAGCAAGCAAAGCTACGCCGTTGCAGTCTTTTGCGTCAGGCCAATATCTAACAGAGGTATAAATAACACTTTCCACTTCGTCTGTTGCAACAAAAGTGTTGCTATCGGTGTCCCAGTACCCATTCTGTACATACATAGCTGCATCGTTGCCACTTGTAGATTTAGTCCAAATGTGAACACCTATTGTAGGAGGCACGGGTTTTTCGTACTGCACCCACACGCCACCGACCTTGCGAAATTCAGCAACTATATCATATGTATGGTCAAACGCGCTTGTCATAACTTGGTATTGGATATACAAATCTTCATTATTGCCAAGTGAAGAAAGCGGAGCAGATGTCCCATAGTAAATAGGTCCTCCACCTCCACCACCGCCGCCACTCACACTAACATGAACAGCATTAAAACCGTCATAACCGGTATCAGGCGTGTAATCGCCATTTTCGGTGAAAGTCTTTTCTTGAAGAACAGGTTGAATTCTTCTAATAGCAGCAGGCATTTCTGAAGGGAGGTATTTTGTTTCTACATTCCGCATATCTCGAATAGAATCACCGATTGCGTCCATAGTAGATTTTGTGATACGTACTTGTGTTATTTCATCCATAGTATACCTCAGAACTTTCCGCTATGATGAGAACCACCATGGTCTGTTTTTGGATAAACTGTTATGTCAAATGTAGTTTCCAGCGTTTCTAAACAAGGAGAAGTCCACTGCACTTTTACTGGAACAATAACCTCTTTAGTATCAACGCTTTCTATGCTTTCTATTGGTTTGTCTGACTCTGGCGCAGGTATCGACTCATACACCCCCGGCCAGTCGTAACCATACCACCGTCCGTCATCGTCTCCATAGTAATTTACAACAACACTTGCTTTTTCCCCTGTAGTTGACAATATACCATAGCTATAATTGCCTTCAGAGTCTTTGTTAACAAAGATTCTTCCAGCATTTTCTGGCCTTGTCTCAAGTCTGCCATGACAAATATGTCCAAAAATTGTATAGACTGCTTCTTTAATATAATAGCTATATGACGGCTCGAATGCGGGCGTATCGCCGTTTATAGTAGCAAAACTTCCACTCGCGTCAGATATGTTGGCAGTTGGTGTCGGCATGAAAATTTCAGATGCGGGAATTGGTGTAAACACACTTGGGTCAGGCCAATCCATACCGTCCTTGTCAAGCGCGGCAATAGACAAGCCTGTGAAATCTATGGTGTCCCCGTCTGTATACACGATACCCGCAGGGCGAGACAGCACATAAATTGATTTTGGGCAATCCTTTGTTTCCCACTCCATATCATCGAGATCAAGGTCTGCAACCGACGGTATGCCGTCAATATCTCCAACAATACCCATGCTGCCGGGATCATCAAGATCGCCAGGATCGTCTAATGAGTAGTCTACGTCGCTTGTGGGATCTATACCCATGTCCCCCAACAGATCGCCGTCTATTTCAGCTATTGGCTCAATCCCGTCAATAGGCTCGATAATGACATTACCTGTTTCTGGGTCAATTAGCATCTCAATATCAGGGTATTTGATAACAGGCAAACCAGTGTCCGGGTCAATAATCACAGACCACGGGTTCCCGTCCGGGTCGATGCCCGTAAATATGATATTTATGTCTATTTCGTCAATGCCGTACTTGCCGATTTCATCAGGGGTGTATTCCCTATTTTCCAACGCAAACACCATTCCCGTTTCACGTTCGTCTTCAGGAACCCAGTAGCAGTACCCACCCACCTGCAATTCTGTCTTGATCTTTGCAGTAGGCCCGAAATTCCGCGCACGGTCGCCTTCTTCTATTGACACATTTTTGCTCATGTTGCCGACCTCCCGGATATACTCAGCACTGGTTTGCCGTCCCCAGATTCACGCACCGACCACGTTTCGCCTTTTGGCGTTGTACCACTCAGCTCAAACGGGACATTTACGACTACTCGCCGCCAACCGTATACGTTGTAATCAGAAGCTTTGTAATTTCCATTTGCAGTGAACTCAGCCTCCGCAAGCGCTGTCTCGTCTTCAGGAACCCACGTTGAACTGTAGTCATCCCCAACGCCAGCAAGCTCAATTTTTTCCACACCGTTAAGGCTCTGCGGGTCCCCCTTCAGTTGGATCACTATATCCTTGCTCAAACCTAAGCACCCCTTCCGACAGGTCCATATCGTCAACGGAAATAACCGTCAAGATTTCATTTTGGTATTCCAGCGCAGGAACGCACTGGACAACGACAGTCTCTTTCTCTTCTTCAATCTCACCCGTGATCGTCTCCTGCGTCGGTCTGAATATGTACCGCTTGCCGTCCCATGTCTGGTCGAAATAGCGACATTCGATTTCATACGGAAACCCGAGCGGCAGCGTGTACGTTGTCTTGTCGAGTGTGATCCTTCCATACTTGTAAACCACGGTCAGTTCACCAGTTCCAATCAAGTCCACAGGCGCAATGTTCAAGCGGCTCATGGCCTGCATACCGAAAGAGAAGTCGGCTTTCTCAATAAACCCGCTTATTATGTGCCTGCTGTCAGTATAAAGCTGGATCATCTTTCCAGGCTCATACTGCGCGTTGTTGATAACCTCAGCTTCAACAGTCAAACGCTTAAAATGATAGCGGGACATGTTCGTCAAAACCTCGTCCACATTGTCTTCATTTATCAGCGTGACACCTTCGATATGGACCTCATGTGTAAGCGTACCTTGCGGAAGGTCAGGATTGCCGAGGGAGTGGTTATGCGCTTCCTGGATGTAATAATTTGTCCCATCCGTCACCCAGGTGTCTGTCGTGCCAGGGGTTCCCTGCTCATAGCTGTAGGCCGTGGCGTTTACCCGCGTGACGTACTCGCCATACACCAGCGAGGGCTTCCAAAATGTGTTTTCTACGGGAATCATGACCGGCTCCGCGCTGATCGGCAGGATGTCCACCGTTTCCGAGAAAAAACTGCGTATGTACGCGCCGATCACGAAGCACACCCACTGGAGGCGGTTTTTCGCGCTCTGATCCGGCACAAAGCCTGTCAGGGTCTTTTCTTCGAAGCTTTCATCTATGGTGTACGAAGTTATCCCTATCTCGGAGAAGATATCAGCGAGTGCGGCTGTGACAAGCTTCCCGTCATACATTTCGGCATCCAGCATTCGGCGCTCCAAAATGCGCAGGGTGGACTGCGCCTTAACGCGCATGGTGTTCTCATCCATGCGGTCTGCATACACAATCCAGTACCGCGCCCAGAGATTGTCCAGATCGTCGCAGAGGTCGACAAACTGCGCCGTACTGATGTTGTCCGTTGTCTTTACGTCCACGCTGAATTCATTCACGGGGACGCTGCTGCCCGTCACATCGGCGGTCGGGTCAAATTTGAGATCGGTAAGCGCCGTGTAGGTCGTGTTTCCGATAATGAGTTTCACCTGACGCTCACCGCCTTAAAAATACATGATATCGCCGTCTGGGTAGCTCTGCGCGGGTTCCCATCCGTTTGCCGTGTACACATAAGTGTCGCCGATAGTAACAACCGCGAGGTCGGGCCACGGGGTCCGACCTCTAATCAGCGTTTCGCTCAGGGTGGCGATCTTTGACGGGTGGTTTGCTGCAATCTCAAAGGTTGTACCCTTCCAGTACCGCTTTTCCCCCGGCATCCTGACCAGCGCGTCCGAAACCTGGAGCACACGGGCGGTCAGCGCGATGTCGCTGTTGTTATAGGGCATGATGAATTGATGCCCGTCCACGGGCTGAGTCAACTGCTCATAGATGGCATAGTAGTCATCCTCATGCCCGAATGGTACGGCGATGGTAACAACATATTTCATCCATGTCCCCTGCGCATCATTAAAATATTCCAGGTTGAGCATCAGGCCGGACAGATCGCTTGCTTTCAGCTCCGCCGTGCGCTCAATCTGGCACTGGTAGTCCCATGTGATACCGTCTACAGAGAAGCTCATGCTTTCCCTCCTGCCGCCAGCTTAAGGCCAACGCGCTGCGATTCCTCATTGTAAAGCTCATACACCACGCGCCCCAAGGTGTATCGGTCCATTTGCAGAATTGTGGTAATATTTCTGGTTGCGCCGCCGACCGCCATCGCATTTCTTCGGCTCACAACCGGGCCACTCTCAAATCCCGCCATGCTGTCGCTGAAGTCGAAGCTCTTTTCGACCTGTTCTGTCACCAGATCGGTATTGTCTTTTATACCTTCGGCGAAAGTCTTCATCATGTCCGGGGCATAGCTCTCAAAGCCATTCGGACCGGACAGGGGACCTTTATCCGGCTGGGTGAAGTGCAGGCGATCCTTGACAGCCTGAGCCATCTGATTCAGTCTGGAAACAAGGTCATTCCAGCGTTCCACAATGCCGTTGCAGAAAGAGACCATGAGTCCGCTGCCCCAGCTACGCGCCGCGTCAATAATCTGCCGAAATGCGTTCTGGATTTCGCTGAACATGTTTCTGATAATATCGTACATGTCCCGAACCTTCTCAGCAAAACCATTGCGGATACTCAGCGAGATATTGCCGCCCAAAATTTTTGCGCTGTCAGCAAAGCGCTTGAGCGCATCGCCGATACTGGAGGCGATCTTCTTTACGGCATCACCGAGGGCGCTGACCTTCTCAGAAATTCCGTTGCCGATATTGGCGATAAGATTGGAACCCCATGTTTTGGCGCTTTCCCAGCTTTTTTTGAATGTTTCCCCTACACTCTTTGCTATCTCCTTGGCCTTTTCTACGATCTTGCCGCCCCAGCTCTTGAACTTGTCCGGGATGCTTTTGAAGTAGTCGATCAGCTTGTTAAAGGCAACAGGGACGGTTTCGGTAAAGAACTTCACAATGCCGTTCCATGTATCTATGAAGAACTTTTTTACTGATCCCCAGACCGCTTCCCAGCTTGTTCCGAATGCGGAAAGGAACACATCGGCGAGGTCTTTCAGAAGACCGAGGAAGTTTTCCCAGGCGCGTTCCATCCCGCTCCATATTGCGACCGCAATTTCGCCGAGACCGGTCCACACCTGATTCCAGTCTCCGGAAAGGATGCCGGAGAATACGTCCACAATGCCGATAATCACATCCAGCGCCGTCTGGATCACGTTCCACACATTCTCCAAAACCGCAACCACAACAACCGCGATGCCGTCCCAGAGCATGTGCCATATCGTGGACACCGTTTCTTTAAAGGCTTCAAAATCAAAGCCCATTGCATCGAGCCGTTCTTTGATCTGGGCTACAAAGTTCTGGAAGGTGGTTTTAATCCCTGCCCAAATTTCAATTACTCTGTTTCTGAATTCTTCATTGGTCTGCCACAGGTAAGTGATCGCGGCAACAATCCCGGCGATAGCCAGCGCCACGGGGTTTGCTACGATAAGCGCCATAAACGCCTGAAAAGCCAGCGTCACCTTTTTGATGATGCTGGTCATGTTGATTGCTACGGAGAAGGTGGCGAATGCCGCCGCTGCCGCAGTGACTTTCGGGATGATTTCATCGGCTCTGCCGATCAGGTCAGTCAACCACTGAATGAACTGCCGCGCATAAGGCATCAGCTTTTCGCCCAGCTCAATTCGAAAACCTTCCCATGCGCTCACCATTTTGTGGATATCGCCCTCCAGGTTGTCTTCCATGATCCGCGCCATTTCCTCTGCCGCGCCGTTGGAATTGTCAATTGCCGAGGTTAATTTATAAAAATCTTCATCCGATGCGTTTACAATGGCAAGCCAGCCGGACATTGCTTCTTTTCCAAAAATCGCCGCCGCTGCCGATGCCTGCTCTGCTTCTGAAAGTCCGCCGAGCTTTTCACGGAGGTCAATCATTGTATCTCTGAGGTTGATTGATCCGTCATCGTTTTCCTTCAGTGCGATGCCGAATTTCTCCATGGCTTCCTGCATCTGCTTGGTGGGCTTTGCGAGGTTGGTCAATCCTGTGCGCAGCGCCGTGCCGGACTGGGATGCCTTAATTCCCGCATTTGCCATAATGCCCAGGGCTATAGATGTATCTTCGGCAGAAATACCAAGCGCTCCAGCGACCGGGGCTGCGTATTTGAACGACTCACCGAGCATGGACACATTTGTGTTTGCGTTGGAGCTTGCCGCCGCCAGAACGTCAGCAAAATGTCCTGAATCCTCTGCTTTCAGTCCAAATGCGGTCAGTGCGTCCGTTACGATATCCGATGTCGTGGCGAGGTCTTCCCCGGATGCCGCCGCAAGGTTCATGATTCCTGAAAGGCCATCAAGCATCTGTTTTGGCTCCCAACCAGCCATTGCCATATATGTCAGCGCGTCAGCGGATTCAGCGGCAGAGAATTTCGTGGTTTCACCCATTTCCTTCGCTTTATCTCTCAGCGCTTCAAGGTCCTTTCCTGTCGCGCCGCTGATTGCCGCCACTTTCGACATGGATGTGTCAAACTCCGCCGCCGTCTTTACGGAATCAACCGCAAACGCTCCAAGCGCAGCCGCGCCAGCGCCAGTGATGGTGAGCATGGATTTTCTCATTTGTTCGGCCTTGGCTTCGATCTCTGCCGCCGTATTTTTGAAGCTCTGACCAGCGCCAGTGAGCTTGTCCTGGAACTCTTTATCGTCCAGACCAATCTTGGCCAGCAGCTCATAAACGTAATCAGCCATTTTTTGCCCTGCCCTTAAATTTCAATCCTGCGCGGCTCATGATATCAGCCGCTATTTCTTGAACACTTCTTTTGTCCTTTTTGGTGTGTGCGGTTTTCTTCTTTGGCTCATACCACGATTGTTTCATGTATGTGCCGTAGGAAACATCCCCATAGCCGGGAACAACGAAGTGTGTCGTGTTCTCTGTCAAAATGCGCAGGCATTCCGTGACGTAGTTCCTGTACTTCACTTCTTCCTGCTTTTTGCGGCAAGACGCGGTTATGTGTTCAGCCACATAACCGCGTCCGTGCAAATCAAGAAGGTCAAGCCTTATGCTTTCGCAATGGGAGAAATATTCGTCTGGCCCAAGCGCATCAAGGAGATAAAAAAATCCAGCACATCCTGGTCAGAAATTACATCAGTGACCGCCTTGAGGATTTCGGTCATTTTGTGGTTTTCCAGGTCTTCCGGCTCAATGAAGCACAGAAGGCCGAGAAGATCGGCGGTTTCGTTGGGGTATTCGTCCAGCATGCTGTCCAGCATCTCGTTCAGGTTCGCTTTCACCTGACGGCGCATGGCTTCCTGCTTTTCCTCATCGGTCATGCCATCGGCATACACGGGCTGTTTTTCCCGAATCTCCAGGATGCGGGTTTTGCCCAGCCAGTCAGCCGCTCTTTTGCGGATTTTGCTTGTCTGCGCGAGGAATTCACGCGGGGTGCAGTTTGCCAGGGTCTTCATAAGGCTTTACCTCCGTTTTATTTGTGATGTGCGGCTTATTCCGCCGCCGTTACGATCACCGTGCAGGTGTCGTTGTAGGTCACGCCGTCAACCGTGATTGCCGCCGTGATGATCGCGTTGCCAGCCGCCACACCAGTGACCGTGCCGCTGGAGACCGTGGCAACTTCCGCATTGCTGGTAGTCCAGGTGATGGTCGAGTCAGCCGGGTATCTGTCGCCGTGCAGAGTTACGGTCCCTTCCTCCGCTACGGTGACGGTGTGCTTCTCCAGCTCAATCCAGCCGCTTGCGCCCTCGCCGCCAGAGATATACAGCTCAAACGGCACCTGATCGATGTCGTTGACGCTGTAGTGACCGTGGAACTCAAAGGCAAGCTGACCCTTGCCCTGCTTGGTGCTCTGAATCTGGAAGCCAGAGGTGTTCAGGGCGTTGATGAGGTGGATGGCGATGAATCCGGCGTTGTCGCCCGTGTTTTCATCGCTGTAATCGCCGACCCACCAGAGGTCGAAGAAGTCCGAATCTTTCAGGCTGTTGCGCGGGGTGATTTTCTTCCCGGTCGCATCCGCAGCGCCGACCAGCTTCTTGCCCACTTCCTCAGAAGCGGTCAGGAATGTGCCGCTCATCTGGGGGTCATAGTAGGTGATGCGCTTCAGCTCTTTGGTGTTGTTCGGGCAGTTGTCGATATCCTCGCCGAAGTCTTCAAACGTGGGGTTGGTGGTGAACTGGATGCCGCCAGTGGTAGCGCCCAGAAGATTGCCAACCTCGCCGGTTTCCGGGTCGAATTCGTCCACCAGAATGCCAGCGTTCATCTGGAGCTTCTGGAAGGTATCGACAGGAATCTGCGTGTATTTCATGTCTTTGTCCTTTCTATGCGGAGAGGAATTCCGCATTGATGTTGATGTGGATGCGCCGGATATTAAATACGTTCTCCGCGCCCATCCGCTGATATGGCGGGTTTCCGCGCTTGATCCAGATTGCGCCGCCGTCGTAGTGGACGATCTTCCCGCCGTACCCGATCACGTGTGCGATCTGAGCCGCTTTTTCTTCGATTTGCGCCCATGAATCGGAGCGGTAGTATAAATCCGCGCCCAGCAACACAGGCTCGTCAAAATCGCCGACAGCGGCTTCATACGTGATGTACGGGTAGGTGATGCCGAGCTGCTCCATGACCTTATCGTCGTAGGAGCTTTGTTCGTCGATCGCGGGAATACCGAAGCCAGCCCAGAAGGAATGGAGCGCCTGCGCCTTATCCATCGTCGGCCAGCCTCCATTCCTCTGCCTTGACCTTCCGCAGGGCTGTGGATGCGCCGGTCGGCGTGTCCTTCCCCTTGTCGGTGACACGCAGGATCATTCCCGTGCTCTCCTGGCGGAATACGTCGAGTTCCTTGAGCGCGACCGTTGCTTTTGTGATTACGGTGTATCGGCCTGTAACTCCCTGCACAGCTGCCACACGTGCCGCTGTGGAATCGTCCAGGTTGATCGCCGCCTGAAAGGGCGCACCGTCCTTCCATTCGCTCACAAAGCCACCATAGCCGTCAGGAACGGTTGTCCTGTCGAGCATGGTGCAATCCTCAAAGCTGTTTATGAGCATGTTCATAAGATTTTCCTCCATGGATTAAGCCTGTCCTTAAACACACTCACCCAGCTCACGGCGCTGCTCCCTGATCCGGCAGAGTTGCCGGGGGCGTTTTTGCTGTAGGAGTAATCTCCAAAGTAGTTTTCAGACGTGAACGGGGACATTGCTGCGCTGTTGGGATCTTCATACTTCTTCCGCCATTCGGAAATATCAGCGGCGAGTTCAATAAAGGCTTTGGGAATGCGCATCGGGCAGATCGTGCCTTTGAAGATTTCATTCTCCAGCTCCCCTTCGCCCTCTTTCCCGTATTGGTGCACACCGTCATTAAAGACGGAATCGACAATGCGGTAATACTGCCCCTCCTGAAGGAAGGGCAGTGTGATTGAACCGTCTTCGATTGTGAACGTGCGCGTGTATCCGACTGCATCACCGTGTTCGTCCTGCACGGGGAACCAGTTTCTAAGCTCCTGGCACAGTTCTGTGAGCATTTGGCTTCCCCTCCGTTTACTCTGTGGCTTTTCTCTTTCGGCCCGTGGCTTTCTTTTCCGCAGGAGCGGAGGCGACTTTTTCTTCCGCAGTCCGTTTCTGCTGCGTGTCAGTCACGGGGCGGGGGATCTTCTCCCCCGCCTTGAATGTGACCGACATGAATCAGCCCCCCGCAGTTGCGAGGGTCAGGCCGCTGAGGCTGTAGACCTGGGTCTTGCGGTTGCCGCCGACCGTCTTCTGGACGATGAGCTTCTGATCCGGGCTGTCAACGACGAATGCTGCGTTCTTGTCGCTGTCGAGAGCGGCGAGGCCGCTGCCCTTTGTGGGAACGAGGCCGACCTTCACGCCCTGATACTCACCGAACTTGAGGGCCAGGAAGTTGCCGGGACCCCAATAGGAGGCGAGTTCGCCAGTGCTGACGTAGTTCAGAGTGCCGTCGATCTCATTGCCGTTGACCGCGACACCCGTCTGCAGGGTGGCGGGGTCATAGCCGTAAATGGTCGAAGTCTCGGGCGCGACGGTTACGGGGTCGAGGTTGCCGCTGTTGATGTACACGACCGCGATGCCGTCGATGTACTCCGCCCAGAGCTTCAGGCCCATCAGGGCGTGGGTTTCGCCCATGACTCTGCCGTAGTTGCCCTCTTTGTGGATGCCGATCAGGTTGGTTTCGCCGTTGCCAGTGGTATAGTCGAGGCCCAGCTCCTTAAAGTCGCCATCGCCGGGGTCGATGTAGTAGAGGATGATATTGTCAGCCGGGGTAGCGATGACGGTCCCCTTGTCGATCTCGGAGGTAACGATCATAACGGACGCGCCGAGGAAGTCCTTGATGTACTGGACGCCGTTGGCGTTCTGGAGGGTGATCTGCGCGTTGCCGAGGTATTCGTAAAGGTCGAGGGTGTTCACGAATACGACAGGGGCGCTGAAATCACGGCGCATCTTCTTGAACTTGTCGGTGACCGTGCCGATGGCCATGCTGACCGCCATCTGGAACGTGTCATAGCTGGAGACAAGAGTGCCGCCCTTGGCGAAGTCATAGAATTCGTTCAGGATGTTGGTCTGAAGCTCGGTGATGAGGGCATCGTCGGTTTTCTGCACGGCGATGGTCGCGCCGTACTTGGCGACCGATTCGGCAGTGACCGCCTTGCGGTACTTGCGCAGCTCCAGGTCGGCGTATGCGACCGGGATCACCTCGGCCTGGCTGAAGGGGACCTCATCGCCCTCGGCGACCGCGCCGTCCTGAAGAACGATCTTTGCCTTGCTGGATACCAGCTTCGTGCCGGGGGTCTTGCGGATGGGGCGCATGATTCCGAGAATCTCGCGCAGTGTGTCCCAGTTGCGCTGGAAACGCTCGATAAAATCGATCTCTTTGATCGTGAGCTGGCTGAACTGGGCGGTTGTGGTGGTATTGGGTTTCACAGGCATTTTCTTTACCTTCTTTCATTCCTTATTCGGTGTCGGTTTCGTCTTCGGCCTCTTTTGCCGGGGCCACCCCGGTAAACAGGGCGATGTTTTCGCCGATGGCTTTCTGCCGCTGGACGGGGTCTTTGATCTTCATGATCTCATCCTTGCTGGAATACTTGCCGTTGTTGCCCTGGTTTGTCGGGGGCGTTGTGGTATCAGCGCCCTTCTGGGTGGTCTTGTTGATATGCTCCGGCCATTCCTCTTTCAGACTCTTGATGAGAGACTTGGCATCCTTGATCTCGCCTTTGTCGGTGAGTTCAATCGTGGAGTAGTCCGTGTACTTGACGGCTTTGGCGATGCCAGCATCCGTCAGGCCAGCGTCCTTGGCGACCTTGCGCAGCGCGGCTTCTTTCGCGCTCTTAGCCTTGTCCGCCTCCACCTGGGCCTTGTAGTCATCAAAGTCTTTCTGAATCTTGGCGGCATCGCCGCTCTTTTCCAGGGCTTTCTGTGCCTTGTCGAGTTCCCGCTGTACTTCGGGGAGCTTTTCGGCATCGGTCTTGAACTGCTTGAGCTGTTCCTTTAGCCCATCGACAGTTTCCGTGTGCGCGTCGATGATGGCGCTGACCTGTTCTTCGGTCAGGTTCATCCCTTTGAGCATCGCTCTTGTAAGTGCCATGATTTCTATCCTCCAGTTCTTCGGGGGCTGTTCTTCGCCCGTGATAGTGGTATAAAAAAAGCACCTGTTCCTCGGTGCTTCTTCCCTTGGTTATGTGGCGGTCAGAATCCGCCGCTCATGCCGATGTGGAGCTTGTTGTGGATGATTTTCTTGTATTCATCCAGGTGTTCCTCTACGGCCTTTTTCAAAAAATGCAAGGGCGGCATGCCCTGGGTCATGTGGGCTTCTATCCCTTTGCTGCGCAGGATCGCGACCACCTTCCGCGCTTCCGCTTCCGTGTACACTTTCGCGCTTCCGGTCCTGTCGTTCCCGCTTCCGGGGACAAACACCCACCAGCCCTGCCTCCCTTTGCCATCATCGGCATATTTCCCCGTGCCGCGTTCATTGTAGACGGCATATTTCAGGTTCGTGCCAATGTACACAGCGTCTTCATCTTTTTTCACGGTGTAGCCCATGCTGTTTTTCAGTGCGCCTTTTCCCGTGTACCAGGAATCAGCGCGTCGAGGCGTTCCCGCCGTGATGTTGTTCTGCGCGTGGCTGCGGCAGTTTGTCCCGACCGATTCCAGCGCGGCTGCTTTCGCTTGCTCCATACGGTGTAAGTAGTCGGCGCTATGATCTATCACTGTCGGCATCGCTGTCATCTCCTGTGGGCTTCCTGCCATTCTTCAAAGCTCATTTTCCCCATGCCGGGGCTTTTCTTGACAGTGTCGCCATCAAAGCCTTTTGTCCAGTTGAGCAGGGTGCATCGGCAGTTCCATACTTCCTTCGCCGGTCCCGCTGGATCACCCGGCCAGCGGCACCCGTTGGAGAACGGCTCATCGCTGTCGTGATCTTTCCTCTCCCCGTGTATCATCCTGTGCGAGTGGCGGGTCACACCGTCAAGCGTGGCGCTCCATTCATCGACAATCTCCACACCGAGGGCAGTTGCGCGGTCGGCGGCTTCCATGCGCCCGTAGTTTTCCACGTTGGTGAACATGGTACGCGCCGTGCGGATTGCCTGATGCTCATCCATGACGGCAACATCGGTCAGCCGTTTCGCTATCTCCGGCAGGGATTCCCCGGTAAGAATGCCCTGCGTAACCGCAGACTGTATTTTTTCTTTGTTCCAGGCGATGTCCGGGTTGTCCCGCAGCCAGCGCTTCTTTGCCGCTGACGGTTTCGGGAGAAAAGCGTTTTTCCCCGTTTCCGGGGAAATGCCCCACTCTTTTTTGATCAGGGCTTCTGCCGTGTCGTGATTGTACAAGGTGAATCCAGTATCAATCTCGCCGCTGTGCTCGATGCTGTATGTGGCGTAGTTCGCGTTCAGTGCGAACACATCCGCCATCTCGCCCCGCGCCATTTTTGTGGCGATCACGTTGGCGTTGTGATAATCCTGGGCGAGGGTGTCTTTCATGTCTTCCCAGCGCTTGCCCATCGCAAGATGCCGCATGCGCCAGTTCTGATATGCTTCCTGTGTAATTTCGCCGTTCAGAAGCCGTTCGGCCTGGAATGCATCCTCAGCGTGGAAGCTCTGCATGTACTCCTGCCATTTGACCTCAGCGGCTTCCATGGCGGCTTTATACTGAGCTTTGATGCGTTCCTCCAGCTTTTCCAATATCGCGTCTGTGGCCTTGTGCGCCGGGTCCATGGTCGGCATTATTCTTCACCGCCGTCCCCGCTTCCATCGCCGTGGTTGTTGCCATCCTGCGCTTCCTGCTGGAGCTGCCGACCGCGCTCCAGTTCCTCAGCGTCCATCTGCGCGATAATCTCATCCGCGAGGTCGCCGTCGCCGAGAAGCTGCAGGAGCTTTTTGGTCGTGTATTCTCCGCTCAGGTACTGCGCCGCCGCGATCACGTTGGTGATCATTTCGGTTTCGTTCGCCACCTGTGAGCGGGTGAAGGTCGGGGTATCGTCTATCCCAGCCACCTTAAGGATGCCTTGGATGAAGTCGATCACGCATGTTTCATACTGATCTACCTTGCTGTTGTGCGCATCGTAGGCCGCTCTGATCTGGGTTGCGGTCACGTTCCCGGCTGCTATATCGTCGGTGTTGACCGCCATCGCGTCCCGGTACAGGTCCTTTTCCAGCCTGGTCAGGATCGCCTCGCGGCTCTGATAGGGGGCTTCTATGGTGTGGCTTTCCGCTTTGGCTCCATCATCGGAAACGACCGCCGCCCGGACCGTCTTCATGTGCTGGACAAATTTGACCAGATCAACATCCGTCATGCCCCCAGCGTTGTTCAGCGTCCAGTAAATCAGGGATGCATCATCAACGGTGTTTGCGAAGCCGGATTTGATGAGGTCATAGCAGTCGATTCCTTCTTTCAGGCCGATCAGCTCACTCTGCCTGTGGAAATTGCCCCACAGCGGGACAATGGGGAACGCCGGGTAGTTCTCGCCGATGTATTCCAGCGTTCCTGCCGCAGCGTCCGTATCGTCGCCCGTGGCCTTGATGATGTAGGAGCGCTTTGGCTGGAGCACCTCGCCCTTCACCCGCCTTCGCCAGATGTAGTCCGTATAACCGTCCAGCTCAAAAAGCGTAGCGCGGAGGGGTCTTGTGCCGTCGATCTGCCAAAACTTCACTCCTGCCTTGATCGCGCCGTCTTCTTCATCGGCAAGCGGGGCGAAGCAGGGCAGCTCACGGGAGAAGATCGGCAGCACCTCCAGGTGGTCGAGGTTGAAGAAGGCAAAACACACACCAGCGGAAAGCGCAAATTTCCCGGTAATGGACACCTTTGTGTCGAAATCCTCACCGAGCCTGTCTTTCGTCTGTTCATTTTTGAAGGTTACGCCGTTCGCCAGCAGGGTTTGGTTTTCCTGGACGATAAAGCGATTAAAGAAGTTTGAGCCAATCTTGTAGTTGGCGCTCCAGTTGTCCGGGACGGCTCTGCCGCTGACTGTGTACAGAAGCTTCTGGTATTCTCTGATCGTCCTGTTCTGTCGCCGGTCATATTCGTCCGCGATCTCCGCCATCTGATAGATGGCGCTGCCCTTGTGCTCATTTATGACTTTCCGCACAAAGTCCATCTTTTCACGGTCATCATCTCCGATGGCCAGCAAGTCCTGGTAGGTGTACATGTGCCTTTTCCTCTCCTATCAGCGCATAAAAAGAAATTCTTCAGGCTGATTGTATTTCTTGACCAGCTTATTGGTCTTCACGAAGTAGCGGGTCGCATCCATTGCGTGGTCATTCTCTTTGACTGGTTTATCCTCAGCGGGATTATCGTCCCACACATAGCCGTCCGCTTCTTTGATCCAGCTCACAAGCCACGGCGCGATCTTGATGATGCCCTGATCCATCGCCGTTGCCGTTTCGCGGATGCCGTCCACCACGGCGTTGTCGGCCTTGACTATGCGGTATCGCCCGTTTTTCTGCCGCAGGAGCGCGATAAACGATGCCGCCGAAGGATCTATGATCGTCCGTATCTCTTTCCCCGGCTTGATGTCGGCCAGCCAGGTTTCCAAATCCTGCGCGTACTGTTCGTCTGTCTTCTGTACGCCTGTTTCTCTGCCGCTGTAGTAGTATTCCCTTATGGCGTACCAAACGCGCCCGTACCGCGCCCACAGGAGCGCTGCAAAGGCGTTTTGTGTGCCGTAGTCTATGCTGACCTGGTATTCGTCCGCTGGGCCGTCTGGAGGGGCTTCAATCGCTCCCCGGTACATCGGGTAGATCATGCCCTCCGCCATGACCCACAGGCCACGGATGAAGCGGTCATAAAAAACGCCGGTGTACATCCGGCGATATCGGGCTTTGACATTCTCCGAAAGGCTCAGGTTATCATCCATCGTGAAATGGAGATACAGAAGCCCTTTTTCTTTGGCCTTGTCGATCCAGCCCGTCTTGAACCAGTGCGCAGGGCTTTCGGGGTTGCAGTTGAACCAGAGCTTTGAACCGTCAACGCTGCATCGGCCTGTTGCCTGATTGACGAAGCTCTCCGGCATCAGCGCGACTTCATCGAGAAACACACCCGCCAGCGTGATGCCCTGGATCAGGTCTTGACTGCGTTCGTCTTTGCCGCCGAAGATGTAGAAGTAGTTTTCCCGGTCGCCTTTGGAAACGACCAGAAGGTTTTCGCTTCTTTTATCCTCTGCGTGGTACCCGCGCCCCGCCAGCATCAGCTTCAGCCAAAAAAGCACATTGCGGCGAAAGCTGCCCACGGTCTTGCCGCACATGGCAAAGTTTTCCCCGTCAAAGCTCGACATTGCCCACACGACGAAAGAAAGCGACATGGACAGGGTCTTGCCTGACCTGATCGCTCCGTCGCATATAATGCCGTCAGCGTCCTTTACGGGGCTTTTGGCTGTCCACCAGTTGAGCACCTTGCGCTGCTTTTTGGAAAATGGCCGAAACTTGAAAGCGCCTCTAATCTTCACTTTCGTCAGCCCAATCTTCCGCAGCCGTGCCGCTCAATGCTTCAATGAAGCCGTCATCCTGCGCTACCTCCGCAGCCGGGGGAGCTTGTCTGTCACGCCGCCAGCTCTGTGGCTTTCGGTTGTTCAGCCAGATGATCTGCGCGGTCACATCCGGGATCACATGCCGGGTGACGGTCTTGATTGTTGTCTTTTGCTTCCCTCCTGGCATCTGCACGACTTCTTTGGTGGTTTCCTCATAATCGTAGCCCAGCGCCCGTTTGAGCAGGGCGTTTTCCACTTGAAAGTCAACCGGGGCCTTGCCTTTTTTTATTGCCTGAGAAATCTGAGGATATTGGTTTATCCATTCGTAAAGCGTCCGGGCGCTTATTCCGATCTTCTTGGCGATCAGTTCATCTGTCAGGCCGTCCCGCGCCCAACCTTCCAAAAGCAAAAGGCCATCCGGCGTGAGCCATTCCTGGTATTTTCCTTTTGCCACAACTTAGCTCACCTCAGTTCTTCGAGGTATTCATAAGCACCGCCTTTTTACCGGTGAATTCTTCCCAACGCCGTATGATAACATCGGCGTATTTGGGGTCGATCTCCATTACACGGGCTTTCCTTCCGTCCTGTTCGCATGCCATGATGGTCGTGCCGGAACCGCCGAAGGAATCAAGGACGATTTCGCCCTTCTTTGTGCTGTTTCGGATGAGGTAATCGAAAAGTGCCACGGGTTTCATGGTCGGGTGCTCCCCGTTGCGGGAGGGCTTGTCCATTTCGATTACCGTGGTGGCTCTCTGATCGTCCTGCATTTTTATGACCAGCGCGATCAGCTCATCCTTTTTCATCTTTTTCGGGTCAACCTCCGCGAGGTCTGGGATCACGGTGCTTTCGCTCCTGCTGTCCGTGAAGTAATGCGCCGCGCCGTCTTTCCATCCGTACAGGCACGGTTCATGCCGCCACTGGTAGTCGCTGTGTCCAAGGACAAAGCTGTTTTTTACCCAGATCAGGCACTCACGTACATGCAGGCCGGTTTCTTCGCATGCCGAGCGGAAGTTCAGCCCCTCGCTGTCGGCATGCCAAATGTAAAAAGCCGCGCCGGGTTTCATGTTCTGCACCGCCGCTTTGTTCGCGGCTACGAGGAAAGCATGAAACTGCGCGTCTTCCTGATTGTCGTTCTGAATCGTCCCGGCGGTCCCCTGATAGTTGACGTTGTATGGCGGATCTGTGAGCCACAGATCGGCCTGTCCCCCCCCCCAGCAGCACTTGTACGTCAGCTACGGACGTGCTGTCTCCAACCATCAGCCGATGGTCGCCGAGCTGCCAGAGTTCGCCAGGTTTACACACGGGTTCTTCAGGCGGGGTATCATCGTATTCATCCTCTACGATGTCCGGGTTGTCTTCTTGCGGCATGTCAAAGCCGAAGTCATAATCGCCGAAGTCGATTTTTGCCAGCTCCTGCTGGAGCAGGGTGAAGTCAAAGGATGTTTTCTCCCCGGTTTTGTTCGCCAGGATTCGGTATTTGATCTTCTGATCTTCCGTCAGGCCGGTGTATCTGATCACGTCCGCCTGCTCCAGCCCGATCTGCATGGCGGCAAGCCTGCGCGTGTGTCCGCTGAGGATGATGTTGTTTTCGTCCACCTCTATGGGGTCGAGGTCGCCGCACTGCCGAAAGCTCTCAGCTACATCGTCGATTGCTTCCTGTGGTATGTTTCGCGGGTTGTTTTCGTATGGGATAAGGTCGGCGACCGCCATCCGCAGAAATTCCTTTGTGACCATGGTTTCCTCCGTTTTGGTTTGATTTTTATAAATGCTGCCGGGTCCCCACCTCGACCCATGGACATAAGGGCAGCTTTTACCCGCAGTCATTCGGGGTGGATGAGTCCCCTTGTGACTGCCCGATCCTGTTTTTACGGCAGAGCCGCGCCATGCGGGGGAGGTGACCGTATGGCCTGAGGCCCACATGAGCTGTCATAATCGGCGACCCTTTTACCGCTTTGGCTTTCTGAACATCACCGCTCGGCCTAACGGGGCGCGGATGAACCGCGCCCACGGCAATGCTGGAGCTGTTGGAGGGCTTCGATCCCCCGACCCTCTGCTTACAAAGCAGCCGCTCTGCCTGACTGAGCTACAACAGCATAAACGCGCCTGCCTGGGTGTCAGCCCGGAAAGTAGGCAGGCGCTATTAAGTTGGCATGGAATAGATAAAGGCCGAGAGGAAAGAGCGTTGCTCTTTCCTCTCTGGCCTTTTATCTATTCTGGAGTATATCACAGAACCATAGGGCCAAACAAGGCCAACTTTTCAATTTCCGAAATTCCTTCCCTCAGGAGCCTTTTGACCGTCCTGTAGGAGTATTTTTCTTCCACGGCGATTTCCTCCTGGGTCTTGCATCGGACGTAATAGCTCAGGAGGACGGTGCGCTGCCGCCCGTCTTCCACACTGGAGATCGCGTTGGTGATTTCCGCTTTCATAACGAGCAGCTCATCGACCTTTTGGTCGATGAGACTCTCCAGCTCCGCAAGCCGGTCGTATTTGTGCGGGTCTTTGGTGCTCTGTGCGCCGTCTGCGCTGTAGTTCTGGGTGATCCGCAGGAGCTGATCCCGCGTTTCCTTTTTGGTGTTGAGAAGGGCTTCAATCTCGCGGTTTATGCCCCGCGCCCGTCCGAGCCATTGCCGGACGCTTCTTTTTTCGTCAGCCATATTTTGCCTCAAATATCAGGTTGTTCAAATATGCCAGCTTTTCTTCCTTGTGCTTTTCGATCAGCTCCGTGTTGCTGTAGATGTACCTGAGCTGCGCCATGGTGATTTCCACGTCGGCCATTTCCTCCGCGATGTTATCCAGGTTGCCTTTGCCGTCCAGGTCTTTCATCAGCTCTTTTATCAGCTCTGACATTTCCTCTACGGCCTTTTTTATCTGGTGACTTGCGCCGAAGGTATACACGGCTTCCTCGATTATTTCCTTTTCGTTCAGCATGTTTATATCTCCCTGATCCTGATGCCGTAAACCCTGAGCATCAGCTTTCTCTTGATGATGTAATCCGCTGTCCTGACACCTTTTGTGTCTTCCACCACGACATTCCCGTCTTTGACGTAGCGGAAGTCGGCTATATACTTCACGGCGCGTTCTATGACCTTACCAGGGATTATGCCGCCGCGAGGGCCTTGCGTATCGGGTTCGCGCTGCGCGGGTATGAGCAGGAACGGGACCTGCCGTTTGAGGTCGCTGATCTGTCCTGCTCTTTCCATGAGGAGCAGTTCCTCATATCTGCGCCGCTCTTTTTTGCTGTCGAAGCCGCCGCTTTTCTGTGCGTGGTACTTATTCCCGGCGCTTCTGAATCCTGCGCGTTTCATCTTTCCACCCTCCTGTTGTGCGCGATGGCTTTTGATGGGCCAGCGAGTAGGTCAATGCCGTATTCTTCCCGGAGCGTATTCCTGACATCTGCCGCCGTCATGTACCGTTCGTCTGTGGATTTTGTCTTTTCGGCTACCTCGCCCCAAAAGGCCAGCGCGTCCATTTCTGGGTACTTATCGCAGATCGTCAGGAGACACAGCGCCTCCGTGAGCCGCATTCCCTCTATCTGCCCTTCCATCCGGGCACGTTTTACGTCTTCCTCCGTCCGGGGAATGTTGCGCGGGTTCGTTTTCCTGTTATCCTTCCGGCTCATCAGTCGCCGCCTCCTGGGCTTCCTCAGTCAGTGCCGCCAGCCGCTTCTGATCGCCGAAGGTGATTTTCGTGCCGCAGTTGCCGCATGTCATTTCGCCGTCCACCAGGATGAGCTTTCCGAAAAGCCCGGTTGCTTTCACAATCCAGTGATTGCACATGGGGCAGCGCAGGGTATGGCCAGTGAATACGATATCTCCGTCAACCGTTGTCTTTTTCATCGTTCGATTCCTCCGTAGTTTTATTTACCCGCAAGGGCTTTCCGCAGTTGGGGCAGTACGGCGTTATGCCGTAACTTTGCCAACTCCCACATTTGGGGCATTTGAATCTGTGCCTGAATACTCCGGCAGGATCCAGCTTGTCATCGGTGACCGTCAGCATGATCCAGTAATCGGGCTTCTCGCGTTCTTCCCGTTCATTCAGGAGCGTTTCGATGGTGTCTGCCGCTTCTGTGAATAAAGGGCCGAGGATGTGCCGCTGGTATTTGCGTAAGGTTTCGACCAGCGCTCTTTTGTCCTTATGCATAGCCGGGTGTCCCCCCTCCGTAGAATTGGAAGCATTCGTATTGGGTTCCGAAATCAGGTGTCTCATAAGACACACGATACCAGCCGTGCCGCATGTGTATGCTTCTCACCGTGCCGAGGACAGTGTTTTTCTTTCTGTCCTCGATTGAGGTCGGTGATCCGTTGCTGTTATTATATGCGGTCGGCACGAATCTGAATTGATCGCCGATCTTTGGGATCATGCTTCTGTTACCTCCAGTGTTGTCCCGTTCGGGAGCGTTTTTGTTTCGCCCGGTTTTGCATGCAGGCACCATTTGGCAGCGTCGATCGCCGCTATGCGGGTTTCGCCCAGGAATTGAGTCTCTCCGACAATTTGCCAGTAACTCAGTGCATTGAGCTTTATCAAATTTCGGCCGGAGCGAATTGTCACGATAGTTTTTCGCATCTGCTCTGGCGGCATTCTCTTTGCCGCTTTTGCCATTCTTCCCTCACCCTTTCGATTCTTTTTTCTGCGGCAGTTGGGTTGAAGCCGCAACTGCCGCATTTGTTCTCGCATTCCTCTACAGGGTATGTCAGCCTGTCTCTCGCGGCTGCTTCATCCCAGTCATAAAAAGCACACGGTTTCATTTCACCGTTTCTGCCGGGAGCGCGTTGGCTATCTGATCGGCGACCAGCACATCGGTCAGAAACTCATCCGGGAGCATGATTCCCGCCTGCATGCACACAGAATACTGCATCTTTGCGATGCTCAGGATGGACGCGCCCGATTCCTGCATGGTCTTGGTGAGCACCTTCAGGAGATTTGCCACACCGCCGTGGCTGCTGGGCGGTCTGCCGCGTTTTTTCAATATTTCCGCCTGCGCGGTCGCCAGCGCTTGTTCTTTTGCCATGAACGCTTTCCTTCTTTCGTTGAAAAAATCGAGCCATATTTGATGGAGAGCGGCTTCATTGCCGCACTCTATCATGCCTTTGCGGAGGTCGCCGTCAAATCGCAGCCGGATGAATCCGTCGATGATTCTCTGATCGTTGGCGTTGAACCACTGCCATGCGCGGCGTTTGGGATTGTTTTTCGTTCTCCAAATGCTGGAGCGCCCATCGAGTCGCGGGAGAAGTCTTATGTCTGTCCCGCTGTAATATCTGGGATATGTGAGCCATCCTTCCCACGGGTCTTGCAGGTTCTTATCGACGAACTTTGTTCCTTCCGGGTTGAGTCCAATTTTGATTTTGGGCTTCAGCTTCACGAGGGGCGTTCTGTCGATGATGTTTTGCGCCTGCTCTCGCAGTTGGCTTGAACACAATTCCTCCAACATCGGCCTATTTCCCCTTGCTGCCGACGATGAACTGTCTGCACATGCCGCCCATTCGCTGACCGCAGTTCTCGCAGGCTTTCTTTTTCTCGGTGGTTGTTCGTCCCGTGATGGGCTTTACCCTGAAGCCTCCGATCTTCATTTCCTCCGCGCAAGTATCGCAGAGGGTCAGAATTCTTTCAGCCACTTGCCTTGCCACCTTTCTGCCGGAAGCTGTCGGCCTCCGGGCATGTTTTCCAGTGCGGGATTCTCGCCATCCCGGTCGGAATCGTGCCGTCCGTGAGAATATCGCATCGGATTGCCTCTCCGCTGTCGCTGATCACCATGTCTTTGCCGTCCTGATTCTGACGGTACGGCACAAGCCCCTCATCGCACGGCATCCACTTTCCTTTTGGCGTCTGAATCCAGATTATCGGTGCGTTGCACTTTCTGCATGTTGCCGCCATTGGTCAGTCCTCCTTTTTGACTTCGTACCAGTCCTCTGCCAGCATATCCGCCTGGGATGCAAGCCAGCCGATTTGCTGTCCTCTCGTGCCGAAAAAGACAATGGACTCGTTGCCGATGTCCTCATGTGCCGGGACTATGCCTGTTCCGTCTTTCAGCGTCGCGCTGAATACGGTTCCGAGGGCGATGAACTGATCTTTCCCGTTCCATCCCACACGGGCCAGGTGAGCGCCTTTCTTCATGTGCTGGATTGCCTCGCCGAAGTCGAAGGTGTCAGGTTCGGATGCGGCCTTGGGAGCGTCCTTCGTCTCCTCGTGGTAGTAGAGCTTGCGGGTCAGTTCGTTGATGCGGTTTATCTTGTGGGTGTCAATGATGATGTTTCGCATCATGCATCTGGAAACATCAGCCTGCAGCTTCGACAACTCCTTGAGTTCGCAAAGCACATCAGCGGGTATGTCCTTGCTGAGTTCCTCGACCAGCTCTTTCATCAGATCTTCCATGCAGTTCATTTCGTTTTCCTCCTGTTTTTATTTTTCCGCATTCCGCGGTCATAGTCTTTTTTCGGGAAGCAGCGCGAGGTGCATGTCCCGCGCCGCTTGCACTTATCGCAGGGGTTTTCCATCGTTCTCATCCTCCGGGAAATGCTTCTTTGTGACTGCGATGGCGAATTCCTCTATTTCGCTTGCCCAGAGCGCCGTACCGGGTCCGTTGCACCGCTCCCAGCAGAGCGGGAAGCCGCCGATGCCGTCAAAAAGTGAGCCGAGTGTCGCGGGGCGTTCATACTGTGCGCTGATCCTGCGCAGAAGCCAGAACCAGAACGGGAGCGCTATGGAGTTCCCGCAGGCTTTGTATCGTGGCGTATCGGCATCCTTGCGCTTTTTTCCGTTGCTGTCAGTCCAGTCGTGGAGGTCTGTCCATCCGTCTGGGTACCCTTGTAGCCGCTCACATTCCAGCGGGGTCAGCCGCCGCACCTCCGGCCAGATCAGCACCACGTTATTGCTGTTGAGGTTTATGCCTTGCTCTTTCGCCTGGAGTGTCCCGTTCGTATCCGGGTTGATCGTCCCGTTCCTGCAATCGACCGCCGCCACGATATAGGTTTCGGAATCCTCGCGGAATTGGAGATTTGCTTTGGCGTGGAGCGCATGGGCTGTATCCGGGGCGTAAACAATCAGCACTGCCTGCTGATCGTGCATGGTGTCCAGTGTGTTCGCTACCTGGTCCATGGTGATATTGTGTAACTGCCCATTTCCGACACACACCGCATGGCAGTGCGCCGCCGAAATCGTAAACTGTGGATCTCCAGGCTCTCCGATTCCCAGGCATGTCCGCATCTCTGCGCTGTCTCGCGTCCCGACCATGGTGTTGATCGGTATTGCCAGTGCCGTGTAATCCGTCACCCGGTTTTCGTGGTCGCCTGTAATGGTCGGACAGATCAGGCCGTCGCCGTTCCCCCTTGCGTCATAAACCAGCAGGATAGATGGCACGATGTTCTTTCCTTCTGCCGTCCCGCTGCTCAATGTGGGGGCAGCTCCCTCTGGGTCAAATACCCGCTTGCTCTGTGGATCCCACGGGTTAAGGCATGCAACAATCGGGGGGCCGCGATCGATGCACGGGCTTCCGTCCATCCGCGCCGGGAGGGTGTTCACTTTGTCTGGATAACACACGGCGTGGCGGTCGATGGAGTTGAGAGTTGGTGCTACGTCTTCTGAGATTCCGAGTCCGTGTTGTCCGGCGTTCCTGTCGCAGATGTTTCCGAGGATTGAATACGCAGTGCAATATCCAGCAGCGCAGGAAGTTCTTTTCCTCTCCGTTCCGCTCTCCGCAGAATCCCCTGACAAGCCTTTGCGCTCAAACGATATTTCCGGGGCGCTGAGACCTCCAAAATCTGCAACAAGTGAGATGCGTTTTCTTCGCTGGGGGACTCCCCAAAACTGCGCGTCGTGAACTCTCCAAGCAATGCTCCACCCCCCCCATTTTTTGGTAAATGCACCCGGAGTGGGGCCACTTTCCGTTGTCAGGCATAGGCACATCGGGAGCGTCCGGCTCTGCGATCCTCGCAAACTCTGTGAGGACGGCTTGGAAGTCCCGGCCACCGTTGCTGCTGAAAGCGCCGGGGACGTTTTCCCAGACGCAGTATCTTGGTCGAACAAACTGATCTGATCGTCCATTCTCTTTCCTGTCTCTTTCCCGCATTTCTCGGATGATGCGTATTTGCTCCATGAACAGGCTGGATCTCTCCCCGTTAAGGCCAGCCCTCTTGCCAGCGACCGATAAGTCCTGGCAAGGGGAGCCGCCTGTTATGCAGTCCACAATCGGCAGCGTCCAGCCGCTCAGTTTCGTTATGTCGCCGTAGTGCTTCATGCTGTATCGACCTTCTGCTCCGTTTCATCGATCAGGCCGTGCGCCCGTTTCTGCCGGATGCCGCGCACGTCCAGAAGCACCCTTCCGTCCTTTGTTTTGATGGTCAGGTCATACAGACCGTTTTCCTTCCTGACCATTTCGGTTATCAGCTCTATCATGGTTTTTCCCCCTTTTTCGTCTTCCGCAGTTTTCGCGCCGAAGGCAACCGCAGCTCCGGGTTAATCCTGCGCGGAGGTTTGCCCCGATCACGATTGTCTGATTGCCGCACTCGCACTGGCATAGCCATGTCGGTCGGCCTTGCCCGTCCGCGCCGGATGTCCCTGCTCTCCTGATCACGCGCAGCCGTCCGAATTCTTTATCCGTCAGATCGATCAGCGTTCTGTTTCCGCCCCTGCTCATGCTCCGTATCTCCATGTGTGGATCAAATCCTTCAGGTCTTTGAGGAGGACAATCTTGTCGGGTGTCCAGTATGCGAAGACATACTCGACATCGCACGGCCTGTCTTTCCCTTCCCGCCAGATTTCGTATTCCTCCGTTGCGATCTTTTTCAGGCTTCCCAAAATCGGGTTGTTTTCGGAGTAGCCCATGAATTGACCGGGCTTTTCGACCGCCGCCGCGATGGAGTCCACCGTGGAAAATTCGCCGCTCTTGATGTCCACCCGGTTGAAAAGCACCCAGCAGTAGGTGTGGAGGTCTGTTTCGCTGTTGCTCTTGACACCGTAGAGCACCTGGGCGATGGTGGCGATCTCCTGTTCCCTCAGCATCTCTTTGGGGTCAGGCGGCATCCCGCGCTCCGCCGCCTCCTGTTGGCTGATAAACTCATCGGCAAACCGGGCTTGCCATTGCTCAAAGCTCCGCTGCGCGTCCCGCTGGGCCACCCGGAAGGTGACAAGCGTCCAAAGTGTCAGGCCAAGCGCCGCGAGGATGAACCAGCACACAATCCGCGCCATCCGGCTTGCTTTGATACTCTCCGTCTGGACCCTGATCGCGGCGAGTGCCGCGATCAGGAGGTTTCCCAAATTCCGCGCTTGAAAAATCAGCGCTGCTGTGATATTCTTTACTTGCGTAGTAGTCATAGCGTTTTCCCCTTTCCTTTGTTGCCGCTGTCGTGCCAGGACAGCGGCTTTTTTATATCTCCCCATGGTTTTTGCCTCCGTCAGATCTGCTTTTGCTTTTTGTGCACCTCTTTCATCCTGGCGTTTATACCGACCGTGCTCACATCGCTGATTTTCCGTTCCCGCTCTTTCTGCGCGTACCTCCGTTGGTTTTTTTCCCATGCTACGAGGTACGTTTTGCAGAAGCAGTGGCATGTCGCTGTCCGGGCGGGGCAGTCGGGCGGACAAATCGTTCCTGATGTCATGCCCACCGCCTCCTGTTCATGTAGGCTTCCCGATCAGCGCCGATTCCGGCGCTTGCTTTTTGGGGTTTTCTCTGCAGCATGCGCTTAGGCACGAAGTTGTACAGCACCGCATCCTGACTGTTGCACAAAAAGCAGTTGTTCCCGTTCTTTACCGGGTCCAGCCTGTAAGCATCACTGATCTTGTCCGCGCATCTCTGGCAAAGTGAGATCATGCTTTTCACCTCCGATCTGCATTTTGTTTCCGAGGTCGGCGATCAGGGCTTTTACGTTTGGCGGGAGCATCGCCTGTTCCCGATCTCTTGACCGCCGCTCTTTGAATCCCCGCATGAAGTTCGATGCGACCACGGTACTCAGTTCCTCCGTGTCCACCATCGCCCAATCGCGGAGCTGCTCCGGCCTGCCGACCGCTCTCTGCACTTCAGGCGGGAGCTTGTCAAATTCTTTTTGGTAGCCGTAGATCCCGTTCCTGCATGCTTTGGCTACCATCGCCCAGGCTTCTGTTTCGCTCAGGGTGTTCACGTCCCGGAGTTTCTGGATCTGATTCTTGATCTCCCCGATGGTCGGCGCGTAGCCGGATGTCCTGGTGGCTATAATGGCATCGACCGCCGCGCCGACTTCCTTTGCCCTGTAATCGGCGAATTGCCGCATCCATAGCTCCACTATGGGGCCGGTGTCATCGTCCTGGATTTTCCCATAGGCGTTCGGGTAAGCCACCGCGAGAGTGGCGAGGATTATCTTAATCGCTTCCTCGGTCATCGAGTGTAGCCCCCTCTCTGATCATCATCCGCAAAAACGGATTGCTTGTCTTGATGCCGCCATCCGGGGGCTTCTCCAGCCAGCCCTTGTTCCTGAGCCATTTCTCTGCGCTGGGAAGGTATCTGAACATATCCGGGGTTGTCCGTTGCGCCAGCTCTGTTGCTGCTGAGATCAGCGTGTCAGGCGGTACTCCGCTGTCGATAACCCTCATGTACTCCATACAGGCTTCCCGGATGTCCCCTCCGCTTTTTCGCGGGTAAGCATCCCAGAATTCGTCCCATCGGTCGGGGTCAGGATCAGGGGGCGTTTCCCTCGCGCCCGCGTGCGCGCGCGCATCACACACACTATCCCCCGTATTTATCTTATCTTGACTTAACTTAACTTTACTTAACTTAACTTGTGGCTGCGGTTGGTTGTCATGTGGTTGCGTTTGGTTGCCGTTTGGTTGCCAGTCGGTTGCCATGGTGTACGCGCCGTTTGGCTTAATTGTCAGCATGTTGGCTTCCTCTTGGTAGACAGTTGGTTCGTATCTGTCCTTCCGCATGGCGTTCGCCATGCGCCAATGTTTGATCACCATGACGCCATTTTCGAACCGAAGCAGATACCGTTTGTCAACCAGCGCCTCCAGGTCTTTCTTTTTCGCGTGGGCGCGGAACATCGCCGTTTCAATTTGGCTGCAGAATCCATCATCATCGGCGCTCAGGGTGAGGTGCATATAAAGCGCCTGGGCTGTTGCAGGGAGCTTTATAAAATTGTCGTTATCCGTCACTTTCCGGGTCAGCATTCTGCGATCGCCCATCTTGCGCCTCTCTTTCTTTGTGTTCGTGCATCGGCACCCAGGTTGACCATGGAGCCATGTTCTCCTGAAGCCATGCTGTCGCCTGTTCCCAGCTCAGATGCGTTGTCTCAGCGCGGGTTTCGTAGGAAAACTCCCCGGCTTCCAGCTTTGCTTCTCTGCGCTGCTCCAGCTCCGATTCCCTGTAGTTTGCTTCCAAAAGGTACACGGTGTAGGCTTTGGCCTGGATGCCGTCCAGCGTTGCCAGGTCGGTTGCGTAAAAGATGCAGTCGTTGTGATCTCTCCAAATGCGCCAGCCGCAGTTCAGCGTGTCGTGCGCCGTATCAAAGGCCGCGATCCATGAAGTGACCGGGCATCCGTATTCGGTTGGCTGCACCCATTTGTCCGGGTTGATGAGGATGATGTTTCGTGGGTCTACCCCGGCGTTTCGTAGGGGCTGCGCCATCCAGTCCCGGCATGCCCATTTAAGTGTGGGCCGCATCTTTGCCAGCTTGCTGACAGTTGATTTTCTGAAATGATCGCTAACCGTGAATATGAGTCAGAAGAGCAAGCCGTAAGCTCTCCGCATAAGGCTCTATCGTCTTCCATGGGACACCCATATCGATTGAAATCACATCATCTATGATTGTGCAGTTTCCAGTTGAGCCGGATTCCAAAATCTCATATTTCACTTTTGCATCACCTCACCTTCAAATCTCCAAATGAAACCACCGGCTGATTTTCTGGGATGACCGGGCTTGAACGGTGTCCTGTTTGCTGCCTGCAAGATGTTCCTATGACACACTCCTGTCGCCCTCGACGCTTCCGCACCATTTTCAAACCGGTTGACAATCGTTCCATCCTTACGGAGTTGAACAATCGGCTTGGGCCTGAGAATTTTGTTGTAATAGATCATTGGATCGAGCTGTTCATGGTGCATATTTATTGAGTGCCTGGTGTTGTATGATCGGCTGCACCATTCTAAGTTTTCTACACGGTTGTTTTGCTTGTTCCCATCTTTGTGATTTACCTCTGGAAGATTGTCTGGGTTTGGAATAAACGCTTCAGCGACAAGCCTATGTATTCTTGTGCTCTTTTGCTTTTTACCTTTTCCCTGAAGAACAAAGCTAAAGTAATCACCTTTTTTGTTCGTGTTTTTGAGGATTACACCATCTTTGTCCTTCTTGAAACTCTTTATTCTTCCGAAGCTGCTAATTTTGTATAGACCTTCAAAGCCGGGTATGTCTTTCCAAATTTCTTCGCTCACAGGTCATCAAGTCCCATCTCATCGCTCTGCGCGGGTGCGTCCTGGGTCTGGGCTTGGATGCCGTTCTGAGGCTCCTGCTGGGCTTTCTCCGCGTTCTGCGCGGCGAGGGTCTGCATCCTGTTGGTGAAGTACTCGGAGCCGACAACGCCGTCCCTGAGGCTTGTGTAAGCCCTGCGCAGCTTTTTGAGGTCGGCTTCATCGAGGAAGTCCACGCTCTTTTTCTGGCAGAATGCTGCCAGCATTTCGGGGGTCACGCTGAATTCTGCAAAGGCTGTGACCGTGTCCTCCCGGCGCTTTTCAATCGGGACACCCTGCGCCTGGGCTTTCAGCGTGAGGTCGCACTGCTGCAGCGCCTTGTCTACCACATCGCCGGGGATCAGGGCGAGGATGCATGCGCGTACTCTGCGCTGTGCCTGATTTGCGATGATCTCATAAATATCCCGCTCAGAGGTGACCGCGTAAGAGCCGCCGCCTGCTTCCCGCTGGTGCTTCACCGTGAAGATCAGACTCCTGCGCGTATTGGTTTCCAAATCCCAGGCGTAGGCCAGCACCGAGCTTTCTCCGTTCTTCCGGTCCAGCTCCATGAATCCGAAGTCGATGTTTCCCCAGTTCTGGGCGATGCACTCCGCCAGCCGGATGCTGGGTCCCGTGATGCTGCTGCCGCCCCTCTTGTATTCGTAGGTGGCGGATTCCGCGAGGGTGGGCCGTGCGCAGGCATTGAGGATTCTGTCCATGCTTTCGCTGGGCATGCGGGGAAAGTTCTTTGCAATCACCATCATGGCCTGTACTTCCTGGGCCTGCCTGGTAGTGGCCATCGCGGAGGTGACGCTCTGCGCGGTCATGGCTTTCGGCGCTTCGCCGAATACATTCAGCTCATTTGCCATACTGGATTCCCTCCTGTACTAATTTTTCTTTGAGCGCTTTCAATTCCGGGAGTACCTTCTGGTATTCCTCCTGATCGCGGAAGTAAATGGTGAAGCTCATTTTCTTCCAGCACATCGGCTGTTCTGCCGTCTGGGGCGGAGCCGTGACCGGCGCGGGTGCGTTGATCGGGGGCGGGGCGGGAGTGGGCGCTGCGGCTTCTACACGGGCTTGCATTTCCCTCTGCCGTGCCGTTTCCTCCCTGCGCCGTTCCTCTGCTTCCTGCGCTTCCCTGATGCGCCTTTTGCGCTCCTGGACGGTCGCCGCCGCCTGCCCAGCATCGAGACATTTCTTGAACTCGACCATGATTTCGGCGCTGTCTTCCATCTGCCTGACCTGATCCATGCCGACCGCGATCCGGCTGACGAAGTTGGCCAGCGCGTCCATGGCCTTGCGCGGTTCTTTGGTCTTGGTGTCCGCCATGCCGATCTTCACGCCGCTTTTCGTGAGCGCCTGGTCGAAGGGGATCCAGTCGATGCCCTCAAGCTGGCAGTGTTCGTTGTAGTTGGCTTCCAGCTTCTTCATGGCTTTGGCTTTCAGCTCCCCTTCGAAGCTGTCCACCGTGGCCTTGAGCGCTGCATCGGCTTCCTGGAAGGGTATAGCCACACACTCTTTGTACACGGCGTTGAACCGTTCGTATGGTTCAAGGATCAAGTCTTTGACCGCGATCCTTCGCTTGTCCAAGGCATCGAACTGTTTTCTCAGATCTGCGCGGGTGTTTTTGACCGCCTGCACGGTTTCGGCTGTGGCGACCATGCTTTTCGCATCCGCTACGGTCTTTTCGATTGCGGCCTTGTAGTCCCGGAGTCGTTCTTCGATGATCGGGAGCTGCGTGACCGCGATCAGGCTCTTATCGTCTGCCACCGTGGGCAGGGTGATTGCCATTTCCGCCGCTTCCTGGGCTTCGATGGCGCGTTCTTCATTGTCCATGGTCATCCTCCTGTTTGTTTGATTTTGCCGTGGGCTTAAAGCATCACCTTGATGTCGCCGTGCTCAATCTCTGCCGCCAGCGCGTCTTTCAGGTAATCCACCACGGTCTTCCGTGCCGTCAGCTTCCACATGCCGCCGTCTGCCTCCGTAAAGGTGATCCCGCGCTCGTCGATCCTGATCAGGAACAAGCCCTCCGGCTGTTCGACCTCCTGGAAGGTCCTGTAGGGGCGGAGCTTGACCAGCGGCCTGATCTTCTGATTTTCCTGAAGGGCGACACCTTTCTGCGTCACGACCGTGGTGGCTACGCCGGTGTCGTTGTAGGTGACCTTTGCGCCAGTGGTGATGTTGCTGAGGAGCTGGAGGCAATACTCGCGGTCGCCGCCGTCCTGGAAGCGCGTCTGCAGCGCGACTGCCGCCTGCTCAAAGGCCAGCTTTGTGCTGGGGTCCCAGCCTGGTACATCCGTGGCTTTCGCCTTGTAGAAGATGATGCGATTCTCGCGCTTGTCGTGCATGGCCTTGGAGAACACCTCCACGCTTGTGGCGGTCGGAACCGAAACGAAAACCGGGGAGATCGTCTTGATTGCTTCCGTCTTGATCATCGTGATCACAGCGTCCAGGCTGCTCAGGTTGATGGGGGCGGGAAGCGGGATGTCCGGGAGAATCTCCACATACGTGCCGTCCGTTGAAAGCATGTAGGTGTGACCGTCGATCTCATGCACAACCGGCTTTGCCATGGCTTCGATCTTTTCTATGGCTTCTTTAATCATGATTTTTTCCTCCTGTAATTTAGTTCACCAGCCGGAGCTGGGCCGGGGCTTCCTGTTCGTCGCCGTCAAGATTGAGCTGACCGGGCATCTGGGGGGTCATTTCGATCACGGTGTCGTTTGCGGCGACATAAAGCATCGTTGCGACCGGGTAGGTCGGCGCGAGGCTGCTCTTGACCGAGCAGGAAACCGCAACCGTGGAGCGGTCTGCATCGGGCTTAAGCTCCAGCGTGATCTGGATTTTGCGTTTGGCTACGGGGTCGGTGTTCGGGTCCATGATGTTCTCGATCAGCCTGCCCATCTCATAGTCGGTGCGCTCTTTGAATGCGCCGTTGCACATTTCAAGAATGCTTTTGCTTACTCTTGCGTCCATTTGTTCTCACCTCCTGTCAAATGCAAACTTGCCTTGCGAGGTCGGCTTTGGTCACGCGCTCGATCCCGCCTTTGAAGGTGATCTTGCCGTCGCTCACGTATCGGGTGACCGTCCGGGGCGTTACTCCGAGGAACCGTGCGACCTCGCTTTTTCCGAGCATCCCCTGATCTGGGAACATCTCATTGAGGGCCGCGATTGTATCGCGGAATCCCTGTTTTTCACGGCTCATCGTCTGTCACCTCCATCAGCCGCTTTTGTCGGCTTCCTTCTTTTCGGGCTGCTCTTTCATCGCATCCATCGCCATCAGTGCGCCGTCCGCCTTGTCCAGGAACTTTTCCTTCAGGCGATCCGGCATCGCGGCGATCTTCTCAACGAGGGCTTTTTCCTTTTCGCTCATGTCCTCACCTCCCTTTCTTGTTTAGGCACTTCGGATTATACCGTAGTCGCTTCGGTTTGTCAAGCGCTTTTACGAAGTCGCTTCATTTTTACTTGACTTTTCGCCTTTCGTATTGTAAAGTGACTTAGTGAGGAGGTGACCGCATGACAATAAACGAACGCATCCGGCAAATCAGAACCGCTGGAGATTTCACAATGAGGCAATTTGCGGAAAGAATCGGTATTTCTGATTCTGCCGTAAGCCAAATTGAAAAGGGCCGCACAGGGATCAGTGAGCAGACCATCCGATCTATCTGTCGGGAGTTTGGAATCAGTGAGGAATGGCTACGCACTGGTGAGGGCGAAATGAAAGCGCCTTTGTCCCGTGAGCAGGAGATGGCGGCTCTTGTCCGCAGTCTCATGGAGGACAGCCCGGAAAGCTTCCGCTCCGCCCTGGTGACCACGCTCCTGCGCTTCGATCCCAATGGGCCGGAGTGGGAGATTTTGGAGCGCATCTATGATGGCATTGCAAAAAACCGAAACCCCGGCGAATGAAACAAGCCCCTGTGGTTTTTCCACAGGGGCTTGTTTTCGTCAGCCGATCAAATACCAGTAGATGAAGGTCAGAACTTTCATGGACGCATCCGGCAGCAGGGCGATGATCTTGTTTATCAGTTCTTCCTTTTCGGTCATGGTTTTCACTCCCTTTTCATGTTGTGGGAGTGTCATTATATTACAGAGCGGTTACAAAGTTTGTCAAACAGTGCGTTTTTCTGAAATAGGCAAGAATGGCGCTTGCCTGTCCCTTCTCTCTATGGTACACTGGAAACACAGCCACAAGGCTGAATTCTGATAAATTTGGAGGATTCTATCCATGGCAAAGGAGAAAAAAGAGAAAAAGAAGAAACCTCTGCTTTTGCGGATTCTTCTTTGGGTTGTCGGCATCGTGGTCGGTCTTTTTGTTGCTCTGATTATCATTGCTCTTGTGCTACCGGATAATCCAGCACGGACAGATTCGCCGCCAGAAATCAGCGCCGAACCGTCCCCTGTGGTGACACCGCATCCAACGCCGACACCAGAACCTGATCCTCTTTCGTCCTTAAAAGTGAAAACAGGGGAAATCTTGGACGTAAAGCAAACCGGGGATATCGTAGTTGTAAAGGTTCGCGTTAATCAGCTATTGAATAACAAACAGACTATCAATCAAAACTATTTTAATGCCTGTGCAATTATGCGTTCCCTCGGCGATGTTCCTGTGTCTGAACTCCAATACTGGGCAGTTACCCCAAACAATGGAAAGGATGTAAAAATAATCAGCTTTACGGTTCCGGGTGATGTTGTTTCTCTTATCTCAAAATCTACCCCCTCCACGTTTGCTGACAATAGCTTACCTGATTACGTTACCGACCTGTGGGTTCTTCCCTCTTTGCAAAACTAAAAAAGGGAGGGAAAAGCAAAATGTTTACAAATCCCGGCAGGCAGATCCAGCGTCTTGCAACACTCCTTTTTTGCTTATTTATGGTATTATTTATCGCTGGCGGCTATTTTGTCTTTACCCGTTTCAACGAGGACGATTCTTTGAGGTATGTCATTTTTGCCGCCATTGTCTGCGTTGGCTTTTTGTTTGCATGGATCACTACTCTGCTCATGTACGCTGTCGGTACTCTCATAGAAAATGCCGAGCTTATCAAGTGGAATACCGAACTACAACTTCAAAGGCTGGATCTTATAGAAAGCCACTTACGGGCGATCAGCCTTGTTTCATTATCTCCAAAGGTCCATGACGCGCACACAAGTTCACCCGAAAAATAAATAAAGCCCCGGAAACCGTCAAGGCTTCCGGGGATTTTTCTGTTCAGTTTTCTTCCGGGTCTTCATCGTCGATCAGATCCTCTATCGTGCATCCCAGCGCCCTGGCCACCTTCCGCAGCACATACACATCTCGCGGAATCCGCAGCCGCTTTCCCCATGCTTCCAGTGTCCGAGCCGACACACCGCTCCGGCGTGAAAGCTCCAGACGACTGATTCCCAGCTCCACGCATTTCCGGTCTATCTTGGTCAGGTTTTCGTTGTCTCTATCAAGTCTTGGCATTGTGCTCAGCCTCCCTTCACTGGCCCATTATATGCGTATGTATGGTATTTGTCAATTTGACTTATCTACCAGACATACGCAGTAAATTTTGTTCATGTTAGCTGCTTGCTTTTACTACAAGCGTATGGTAATATACAGCCACAATGAAGAAGACAAACGGAGGTAAACGAAATGAGAAACACGAAGATTTGGGAAGTCAGCACATTCCACGGATCACACAGCGGCAAGGCAAGTGAGCTGACAAAGAAAGAAGCGAAGGCAAAGTTTGAAGCCCTCGCCAAGGACACCACCAAAAACATCAATAACGATTACCTCGATATGATGTTAATCAGCCGGGACGGTGAACAGATAGCTCAGATGTATCGGACTGGCAAAGGAGAATATGCCTATTGGATAGGAAAAGAGTGGACTGATGACGGCGAATACGCCGCCGAACTACTAAAGGCAATTTAAGGGGCGGGTATCCGCCCCACCAATAAAGGGAGGGCTGAACAATCATGCAGAAAAAATACTATATCGCTTACGGTTCAAATCTGAACGTGCGCCTGATGTCGTGGCGCTGCCCGTTCGCGGAGGTAGCGGGTATCGCCACCCTCCGCGATTGGCAGCTTCTCTTTCGGGGAAGCAAAAGCGGGGCATACCTGACCATTGAGCCGTGTCCGGGCGCGGAGGTTCCTGTCGGCATTTGGGAAATCAGCGAGGCGGACGAACGGTCGCTGGATCGCTATGAGGGCTATCCAGGCTTCTACTACAAGCGGACGCTCCGCGTCACCATGGACAATATCCTCACCGCCGAGCAGAAGGAGATCGAGGCGATGGTCTACATCATGCACGAAGACAGGCCGCTTGCCATACCGTCTGATTCCTATCTCCAGACATGCGGGGCCGGGTATTACGACTTTGGCTTTGATCTGAAGCCGCTGGAGGACGCGCTTGCCTTTGTCAGAAGGGAGGTGAAAGCATGAAGGACTTCTCTGGAATCGCCGAGGCTGTCTGCCCGAAATGCGGCAAGGCATACCGCGCTCCGTCCGCGCTGTCCCGCGTGGACAACTGCACACCGATCTGCCCGGAGTGCGGCATCCGGGAGGCGCTGGACTTCATCGGGGTTCAGCCCGAAGAAGCCGAGAAGATCATAACGACAATCCGGGAACACACCGGAAGAATGGAGGGGGAAGAATGAACGAGGAATGGGGCAGCATCATCCGCCTGGGCATGGTCCTTGCCTTTGGCGCTTACGTCATGCATCTGCTGGTCAATATGTAAAAACGAAAAAAGCCCCGACCTTAGCGGTCGGGGCATCGTTGACTATATACACAATACGGGTGCTGAATCCTTGTGCAGATTACGGCGCTTTTTCCCTCAGAAATGACTTGTATTTAGTGCGCGTGTATGGTAATATGCAGACACAATAAAGAACGGGGGTACACAAAAATGCAGAACCATTCCAGAACCTTCTTCAGCCGGATCAGAGCCGAGCGCTTTGCTTCAATGCTCAGGGAACAGGGACGGGCGGACATCCAGATTTGGACGGGGCGCGATGCTTTCAATCAGACCCAGTACACTGTCCGCTGGAATTAAGGAGGGAACAATAATGAAGAAGCTGTATGATCCGAAGATCCGAATCGAGAACCTGTACTCTTTCCTGAAGAACACCGATGCAGACGAGATCGTGATCCGCACCACTCGCGTGGCGGGTGGCTGGCACGACAATGAATCCAGCGCCATGTCCGCAGGTTTCTCGATCTCTCGATTCAATGATCCGGCCATGATCGCAAGGCATGAGTTTTCCGAGTGCTATCGGATGGTCAGAAAGTAATGGAGGGGCTGGGGTATGAAGAACACAATAATCCGGGAGAATCTGTCCATCGAGGATGCCAGGAACGTTGCCGAGGAGCTGAAGCTCTACGGGTACACCGTGGAAATCTCCGGCGAGGGAAACCGCAGAACCGTGACGGCTTGCAAATGATGAGGATCGGCTGATCGCCGGTCCTTTTTTTGATGTGTTAAATATTTTTCTTGCTTTTATCCCGGCTGTGAGTTAAAGTGGACGCATCTTTGGAAGAGGATGGTTCCAAATGAAAAAACCGAATTATGCCGAAATGTTCACGCTCCGCTCTGATGGGAGGTATCAGGGCTATTACCGGGAGCTGGACAAAAACGGGAAGCCTACCGGGAAGCGTCACGCCGTCACTGATCCCGATCCTGAGCGGCTCTATCGCCGCATCCAGGAAAAGCAGACACCCATGCGCCGCACCTTCCGGGTCGTGGCTGAGGAATGGGAAACACTGCACAGGGATTCTGTCTCCGACCGCACCTGGAAAAACTACGCGCCGCATTTTGCGGAGATCGTGGAGCTGTACGGGGATTCTGCCGTGGCGGACATCACGGCTTTTGATGTCTCGCAGGATCTTCTCGCTGCTAAGGCCAAGGGCTACAGCCACACCGTTGTCAATTCCCGCCGCTCCATCTGGAACGGCATTTTTGATTACGCGATCTCACAGCGGGACATCCCGTATAACCCGGCTGTCTCAGTGAAGCTGCCGAAGGGCTTAAAAAAGGGCAAGCGCACCGCGCCGACCGACGATGTGATCAACGCCATCATCCGTGGTGCGTCTGACATGGAGTTCGGCTTCATCCCGTTCTTCCTTCTCTGCACGGGCGTTCGCCGGTCCGAGGCGCTCCAGCGCAGGAAGGATGATCTGGACACCGAGCTGTGGGAGCTGCGCATCCCGAAATCAAAAACGGAGGCGGGGGTTCGCACCGTCCCGATCATCGAGCCGCTCCGTGAGCCGCTGGTCGAATGGATGAACACACACCCTGGGAAGTGGCTTTTCCCATATATCCCCTATAACGGTCGAAGCGGCACCTATATGACCGACTCCAACTGGGAGACCGCCTGGGCGCGGTATTGCACCCAGCACGGCTGGGTCGAGGAGGACGGTACCCCGTCCATCGGCGCACACCATCTCAGGCACGGGACCGCGACACTTCTA